TACCACCGCCGCCAGGAGCGGCGCACAGTCTGCCGGCTGTCTGTTCTGTGTACCCTGTTGTTCCTGTCTCTCGTGGGAACAATGGGGATGATGCAAAGCCAGCCAATAGACATCACGGGAATGTACGGCACAATCCTGCTGCATGAGGACGCAGGCGGTTATGTGTTGGTGGCTGTCATTTCCTTTACTGTGGCAGTCGTGATTACTGCATTATGTATCAAATTCAGAAAAAGAGGACAAAAGAGTCAAGACGTAGAAGATCATGTATTAAAGAAAGGAAAGGTGGAAGTATGAAGAAAAAGTGTTTCAAAAAAACTGTTTCATGGGCATTGAGTATCGTTATGTCCGCAACGATGGCGGTAACTCCGGTATTGGCAGACACTTTTACTGATGGTAGTCAGCTGATCGTTTCCGAAGATGCAGGAGAAGAGACTCCGGCAGCTACAATATCCGATGCAGAAGACGAAGGTATGATGGAGCCAGAACATACCTTTGAGATCGAAGATAACTGCGAAGATTCAGGACGTACCGGATTTTCCAGCGAAAATGAGGCAAGCGGGTTTTCCGATGACAGCGTTCTAGCTGCGCAGACAGAAGAAAAAGCGGCTGTTTACCTGGATCCGTCATCTGGAAACGATGGTAATACTGGAGAGAGTGCTAAGTCTGCCGTAAATACTCTTTCGAAAGCCGTAGAGCTTGCACAAGGTGGCGATATTTTTCTTCTTGATTGTGTGGAGGTCGATAGTGATATCAAACTGAGCAATGTGACATTTCGCCCTGGAAAAAGCAATATGTCAGGTATGCTGTATATAAGTAGAGGTAAGGTAACATTAGAAAACATAATAATAAATAATAAAACACCGGATGGTAAGTCTTGCCAGTTCTCTAATTATCCTATTGAAGTGACTGGAAGGTTGGCAACATTGACTATAGCGGATGGTACTGAGATTGGACCGTTCCCGGGAAACAGTTGTATTATTGTATCACACGATAGTACTGTAAATCTGAATGGTGGTAAAATCCTGGGAGATAAGCAGAACACAGTTGAATATGGCGGTGGAATATATGCGGAACATGCAACTGTCAATGTGAATGGAGGTACAATCAGTGGACATAGTGCAACGTATGGCGGTGGAATATTTTCGTCTTACTCAAACATTAAAATAAACGGGGGTACAATCAGTGATAATCAGTCAATAAGAGGCAGTGGAATATATGCGATAAATGATTCAAACGTAAGTTTAAAAGGAGGCAGTATTATTCATAATAAAAGTGGACAGGGCGCAGGTGTCTACTTGTCTATTTCTAAATTGTTTATAAATGGGGAAAGCTGCCAGATCACCCAAAATACAGTAACAACAGAACCTTCTCCTAAAGATATGCGCGGCGAAGGTGGCGGAATTTATCTGATTTATTCTGAAGCAGAAATTGAATCTGGAACCATCAACAAAAATACAGCCATTGCAGCAGCTCCTGACGAAAACGGTAATATCCAGGGCGGATTAGGTGGTGCAATTTCAGCAAAGTATTCAAGAGTAACCATCAAAGGAGATACAAAAATCCGTAATAACAGTGCGGGTAACCGTGGAGGTGCGATATACACAGAGGGAACGAACAATGATTCTAGTCTGCTTAATATAGAAGGTGGAACTATCAGCGGCAATCATGTGAATGGAAGCGGAGCCGGTATATTCGCTATATGTTCTAGGGGAAACAAACATAATATGGATGTGAACATTTCCGGTGGAACGATAACAAATAATTACAGCGGAACAGGAGAGAATGAAGAAGAAAATGCGATCGTCTTGATGGGGTGGGATCCGAATCTGACTGAAGATACCGGTTTCGCAGATCTGCATCTTAGTGACAGTCCGGTAATAACGGGAAGCGTAACACTTTCAGATGATAATAATTATGGGCCTCGTATATATGTAGGTAAATCTTTGCAATTATCAGACAAACATATTTTGGTGACACCTACATATGGAAAAGCTGATTTAATTGCGGTTGAATATGAGAATGATTCAGCAGCTGAATCGTTTGAGTCACAATTCTATTCAAATGGTATGAGCAAACTGGTAAGAGATGGAAAGTATTTAAAATGGGCTCTGGTAAAGCCAAAAGTCCAAGTTTCAGCGGACAAAGAAAAAGGCTGTCCGTCTTCTAAAATTGTTTTAACGGCAAAGGCAACGCATGTGCTTGACGATAAAGGCATTACGTACAGCTATCAATGGTATAAAGATGATCAGATCCTGAATAGTCAGACAGGAGAAACTCTTACAGTCTCTGAGGCGGGAACCTATAAAGTGGAGGTAACAGCTACAAGTCAAGCAGGAGTGAATTCCACAGAGACAGCATCTATTGTAATTCCTGCGTTTGAACATTCTTATTCCTGGCAGTTTGATAAAACAAATCACTGGGAGCACTGCAGCATTGGAAATGAGAATACAACTCAGGAAGCACATACATTTGGTAACTGGGTAGTGACAAAACAGGCATCAATCGGAGCAGAAGGAGAGAAGGAACGAACCTGTACGGTTTGTGGATACACAGAAAAAGAAACAATCCCATCGATCTACATCCCAAGCTACCCTGTAACAGGTATCAAGGTATCTCAGGACACCCTTATGCTTACAAAGAAGGACGAGACTGCACAGCTTTCCGCGGAAGTGGTTCCATCATATGCAGATAATACGCGGGTAACATGGAAGTCCAGTGATGAAAGTGTGGTAACTGTAGACGAAAAGGGTAAAGTAACCGCCGTTGGAAATGGAACAGCTACAATCACAGTCACATCCGTAAGCGGAAATTATACCGCAACGGTAGCCGTAACCGTAAAGATTCCTGTAGAAATTGAGAAGATCTCGATTGAAGCAGAGAAGGAAACACTGACGAAGATTGGTGAATCCACAGAACTGAAAGTTAAGATCGAACCTGAGAACGCAGACGCTCAGAAGCTGATCTGGAAGTCTGACAATGAAATGGTTGCTGCTGTAGATGAGAATGGTAAAGTAACAGCAATCGGAAATGGAATGGCAATAATCACAGTAACTACAGAGTATGGAAAAAACACAGCTTCAATAATAATCACAGTGAAGATCCTTGATAAGCCTGTAATTAACAAAACAAAAGGGTTCGGACGCTTAAAAGTCCGTTCTGTAAACCAGACGAAAACTTCCATAACCTTAGAATGGAGTAAACTTGATGGTGTGGACGGATATTTGGTATATGGAAACCGCTGCAATACAAGTACAAAGACATACAAATACAAAAAGCTTGCCACTATTACAAACGGACGTACATGGACACATAAAAACCTGAAGAAAGGCACTTTCTATAAATATATCGTAAAAGCATATAAGATAGTAGATGGCAAAAAGGTAGTGACAGATACATCTGCCTCCATACATGTAATCACACAGGGCAGCAAATACGGAATTGCAAGATCTGTTTCCGTAACTAAGATCGGAAACAAAAAGAATGTTTCAAAAATAACCCTGAAAAAAGGAAAAACAGCACAGATCACAGTAAAAGAAATAAAAAAGGACAAAAAGATCAGACACCACAGAAATCTCTGCTATGAAAGCAGCAATACAGCAGTAGCCACTGTTACCCCGGAGGGGCTTATCCAGGCAGTTGGTAAAGGAACCTGTACGATATGGGTATATGCACAAAATGGTGTATATGCGGCACTGACGGTTACTGTGAAATGATAAAACATGATATCATCTGAATATATATAAACTACGGCCACCAGCTAATCCAGTGACCATAAGCAACGGGGCAGCACACATTTCAGCAAGAGTTGGATCGAAGCGTTTTGTTTTTTATATTCAAGTACTGACGAAAAAAAGCCATAAGTGACTCCAACAGCTATCATTTGTTCTGATTCTGTTTTCTACAAAAGAAATAAAAAATATTGCAAAAGGATTAGACGAAGGAACGCCAGCAGATGGTGGATATACAGTTCCAGAAGACATTTCTACTTTAGTAGAACAAAGAAGAGAAGCAAAAGCTTCATTAATAGATTTAGTAAGCGTAGAAATTGTTTCTACAAACAAAGGAAGCAGAACGTTTAAGAAAAGAAGTCAACAAACAGGATTTACTAAAGTCGGCGAAGGTGGAAAAATAACAAAATCTTCAACACCTCAATTTGAGAGAATGGATTTTGAAATATCTAAATATGCAGGATATTTACCAATTACAAATGAATTATTAGAAGATACAGATACAAACATTGTTAATACAATTGTTGAATGGCTTGGAGATGAATCTAGAGTAACAAGAAATAAAATAATTCTAGATTTAATTAAAACACAAGATGAACAAGAATTAAATGGATTAGATGATATTAAGAAAACTTTAAATGTTACATTAGGAAGTGCTTTCAAATCTACATCTGTAATTGTAACTAACGATGATGGCTTACAATATTTAGACACATTAAAAGACAACGAAGGCAATTATATATTACAACCTAATCCAGCTGAACCTATGCAATTAAGATTATGCGCAGGAGCAACTACAGTTCCTGTAAAAGTAATATCTAACGAAGACTTACCAACAAATTCAAACAAAATTCCAGTTATAATTGGAGATTTAAAAGAAGGAATAAGATTCTTTGATAGAAGATCTAATGTTGCAGCTATTGGAGAATTAAATGCTTTCGAAGAAGATCTAACATTATTTAGAGGTATTGAAAGAGAAGATTGTAAAATCAGAGATAATAAAGCTTTTGTAAATGGATATATTAGTACAACTCCTTCTGTGTAGGAGGGATATAAATGAAACAAGAAGTAGAAAAACTCTTGAAAATTGCTAAAGAATGTTTGAGTAGAGTAGATTCATCATCTTTAAAAGATAAAGAAATTACTATGCTTATTGAATCTGCAATATCAGACTTAAAAAGAGTAAATATAGATGTCGATAAAAACATAGAAGATGATTTAATACAAAATACAATAATAATATATGTTAAGGCTCATTTTGGAGATGGAGATATCAATAAAAGGACAGAATATCTAAAACGATATAAATCTAACTTAAGAGAATTACAATTTTCTGAAGAATATCAAAAGCAAAATAATGAGGAGGTAGATAACAATGCGTGATGTAAGTTGCAAGTTGTTATCTACAACATATAAAAAAGATACAAATGGCATTCAAACTATAGACAAAATAGAAGAGAAAGAAGTACCGATTATAGATGAAGAAGATATATATGCAAATGAATATTATCAAGCAAATCAAAACGGATATAAACCTACTTTGAGGTTAGTAATTAGTAGTTTAAATTATAATAATGAACAAGAACTAATTTATATGGATGTAAAATATACGATAATTCGTATTCAAAAGAAAAATCTTGATGAACTTATATTAATATGCGAAAGGAAAATTAATAATGTCTAATTCCATAAAAATAGATAATTTGCCTAAAATAGTTAAAAAATATTTAACAAATTATGTTGAAGATATAGAAGACGGAGTAAAAGAAGCAACAGAAAAATTATCTAAAGAAGCTGTCAAAGAGTTAAAAAAAGAATCTCCAAGACGAAAACCAAGTAAAAAAGGACCAAGAGAAAATCCTTACTGGAAAGGATGGAGCAGAAAGAAATATACGAAGTCAAAGAGAAGATATATAGTAGATATATACAATAAAACAAATTATCAGTTAACTCATTTATTGGAAAATGGACATGCTACCAAAAACGGAGGACATACAAAAGCTCAACCACATATTAAGCCAGTAGAAGAAAAATATAACAAATTATATGAAAAAGAAATAAAAGAAACAATTATAAGGAGTTCTAAAACATGAAGAACCTACAAGAATTAGCGAAAAGATTTGAAGAACAAAAAATACAATATGCTTATGGTAATTTTCAAGAAGAGGTCAATCCTCCACATGCTGTAGCATTGGAAACAGAAACAACTAATTTTTTTGCAGAAAATAAAGTTTATCACAGACTAGGAAATATTCAATTAGATATAACTATGAATTATATAGATTTAAATTTAATTAATACGATTGAAAACAAAATTTTATACGATGTTTGTTGGAACAAATCAGAAACGACTTATCTGTCAGATGAAAAAATTTGGCAGATAAGTTATTTTTTTGAAATTTAAAAGAGAGGAAGAAAAAGTATGAGTAAAGATGGAAATAGAGTTTACTTTGGATTAAGTAATGTACATGTTGCTAAAATGATTATTGGAGAGGATGGTTCTATAACTTTTGGAACGCCTTTTAAGGTACCAGGCGCAGTAAATTTATCACTGGATGCAGAAGGGGATAGTGAGCCTTTTTATGCAGATAATATAAAATTCTGGGAGAGTTTTGCTAATAATGGATATAGTGGAGATTTGGAAATTGCAAAGCTACCTGAAGAATTTGAAACAGAAATATTAGGGCAAAGAAAAGATGCTAATGGAGCAATAATCGAAAACGTAAATGATAAAATATCTCCATTTGCATTTATGTATCAAGTCGAAGGAGATCAAACAGGAACTAGATTCTGTTATTATAATACAACAGTTTCTAGACCAAGCACAGAAGCAAACACAACAGAAGATACCAAAACACCAAATACAAATACATTATCTATTACAACATCTGCTAGAACAGATACTGGAGATGTAAGAATAAAATTACCTTATTCAGAAGAAAACAAAGAAATTTATGAAAAATTCTTTGAAAAAGTATATGAACCAACAGAGATACCATCAGTATAGCTTAACTATACTGATTTTTGATTTTGAAAGGAAAATAGCGAAATGAAAAAAGTAAAAATTTGTGATAGAGAGTTCGATATAGATTGCAATGCATTAA